CTTTTGCTTCCGCTACCGACTCTCCAACATTCACAGCAACCGCAGTTGGAGACTACACTACAGGGTTATATCCTGGTGTCCGCGTCAAAGCCGATCAAACCCAAGCTATCCAAAACTACTGGTCATTTGATACTAACTCTGCCGACTCTAAAGGTGGAGCGACGATGGCCGACATCGGAACTCCTACCTATACCGCAGGTAAATTCTCTAACGCTCTTACTCTAAACGGTTCTAACCAAGCACTCTCAATTACAGATGCAGCCGCTTTGAAGCCGACTGATAACTTTACAATAGGGTGTTGGATAAAGCCGACTAACGCTACCAATGCAAATACAATCTTCCAGTCATATTCCGACAACACGAACGCTCAAGGAATAATCTTCGGAACGGTTGTGACGACTGGTGTAATGACTTATCGGGTTGGTTCGGGTTCGGCTGACGACACGACGACTCTGTCAGGGACTACAAATGTCTGTGACGGTGCTCAACACTATGTCGTGCTCTCCGTCAGAAACAACTACGCACAAATATATGTAGATGGAAAGCTCGAAGTTTCAGGGTACTCAACAACTCCAACCTACAATGCAACTAACTACGTCAGAATCGGTGTTAGGAACGTGGCTGGGACTTCGGTTGCTTCAACTTGGTTTACAGGTCAAATTGACGACCTATTCATCGCTGCCTATGCCCTTGACGAACAAACTATCGCTGCTAAATACGCTGCTGCTACCGCACAAGGTACAGGCGACCTTACTCTGACTAAATACTTCCTCTGCACCGCCTCATCTTACTCTGCTCCAAACACTACCGTTACTCTATATGGTGGAACAGACCACACCCTTGCTAACGCTACTATCTCAAATGCTTACTACTCAACGCAGAAAGCACCTTATGGGTTTCCGTTGAATCCTGATAAGTGGAAGGTTGAGTTTTCTTCAAGTGGAACTAATGCAAAGACAAACCCAACAGCAGCGACCTGGTATTATACAGAGATAGGTGCAAGTTTATCGGTTCCTATTGGAAAGTGGAATCTTGAGTTTCAAGGTGATGGATATGCAACTAATGCGGGAACATCTGATGTTTCGATAGGCTTATCAGCCCTAACCAATGGATTGAGTGACACTAGACTTAATCATCAGGCAGCCATTAACGGAACATTGATAATATCTGCAATTAGTTTTAGCACAATGAAAGACATTAAAAGCAAGACAACCTATCAAGTAATAGCTCAAACATCTCAGGGTGGAACAACAAACTTAGGGTTGTCTGGATATACAATAATCCGAGCTACCTCTACCCTATTATAAGAGGGGATTATAGGAAAGATATGAAAAGCAAACAACAACTACAATCCGAACTAGACCTGAAATGTATGGTTGATGAGCAGAGAAAAACCAACGACCAACTATACGCCATTAAATTGGTAGAAAAGATCGTTTTTGGATTCGTGGGACTCGCACTGACCGCAATCGCCCTATCTCTCATTTACCTCGTGGTGGTGCACCGATGAGCACACCAACAAGACATCTCCTATACGCCATCTTCGGCTACGGAACGCTCTTAGTTATGTTTATTACGATGCTTGTGGTTTCCTTTTGGCTACTCTATCCCTACAAGACAATCGAGTTTAAGGGTGACTACGTCACAGGAAAAACCCAATATGTCCAAGGTGAGAAGACCTATTATCTGGTTAAATATTGTAAGTACACCACTGCCAGGGCAGAAATCGTCAAAGACTTCGTAGATGGGCTCGTGTTCACAGTAGACAGCCCTCAAGCAATTCTGACCCTCGGTTGTCGTGAGCAACAAGTCCCGATGACTATTCCAGACTCACTACCGCCAGGAAAGTATCAGTTGAGAAACACCGTTACCTACTTTGTTAATCCGATTAGAAATATCTCAGTCACGCATTATTCTAATTGGTTTCACGTCTCAAGAGTACCCGAAGGTGCTTACGGAGATTCAAGCACGGGCGGAGTTCAGGTTAAATAAAAGAAAGAAGGCACTATGCTACACGGAGTTGATGTTGCACAATATCAAGGTTCGATAAACTGGGACTTGCTTAAAAAGCAAACCGATTTTGCGGTTATTAAATGTACCGGGGGGTGTCCTGACCCTGGCCAAGCTGATTCAGCTTACTTAGACCCATACTTTACTCGAAACCGAGACGAAGCAAGAAGGGTAGGGATTCTGCACGGATTCTATCATTATGCATACCCTGAATATAACTCGCCAACTGCCGAGGCCGATTATGTCGCTCGTGTTCTATCAGATATCCAACCAGGTGAGATGGTCTGTCTTGACTGGGAAGAACCCTACAACGGAAACGCATCATCTTGGGTTAAGCAGTTCCTAGATGATCTATCAGGAAAGCTAGGATTCAAGCCTCTAATCTATATGTCTGCCTCACGAACTAAGGTCGGTGATTGGTCGTCTGTTATTCAGGGAAATTATGGTCTTTGGATCGCTCAGTGGACCTACTCAGACAACGGAGTTTATGACTACACGAATCCTTGGCCTAATGGTGCAGCGATTCACCAGTACTCCAACCAAGGATCACTGTCAGCCATCCCAGGACGGGTTGACCTAGATGTATTCCTTGGAAATGCGGACAACTTTAAGGCTTACGGAAAGCAAGATAATGCTGCTGCACAAGCTGCGGCTGCTAAAGCTGCTGCCGATGCTGCTGCTGCCCAAGCCCAAGCTGATGCCGCCGCTAAAGCCGCCGCAGACGCCAAGGCTGCTGCCGATTTAAAGGCCCAGCAAGAGGCCGCAGATGCCAAGATAGCACAGGACAAGGCAGACGCAGAAAAAGCCGCTCAGGATGCTTCCAGTGCGTCCACAACGAGTCTTTGGGACTGGCTGGTCTCAGTGTTTAATGCCGTAGTTGAGTTCTTAAAGTCATATAAAAAGGAGTAAAAATGAGTATCGAAACAATCTTTGTCGGTCTAGTAATCCTTATCCTTGTAGTAGTATTGCTTAAAAAACTTTAGAAAGGAGTTATATGGAAAATGTTACTACCCTAGCTAATTCCGCAATCCTCTTGGTTCCTGTCTTTGTGATGTTTCTGACCAAGTTCGCCAAGGACATCGAGGCAGTTCCCGTCACTTCCAAGAACGCTAAATGGTTTGTAGCTGGAGTCTCAGCGGTTTTGGTAGTTGGTTATGCTCTTTATACAAAGAGCTTCGATGCCTCCCACGCTGTCGCTCTCGCAGTCCAAGCGGGTCTTATCTACACCACCGCTGTTGGACTCTACGAAACCGTTAAGAACCTCTTAAACAAGTTTTAAGCAGACTTTGACACATAGGTGTCAGTTGTAACATTCAACTATTTTATGTGTCAGAGATTTGGGTAAAACCACGTTCCTTTAAGGAGGCCGAGATGGCGATTCAAAAAGTCCCCGACCTGTCCGTTGAGTCTGATTATCTCGCCCACATAACGAAGGTCCTCTTGCACCTAAAGAAGTACATCGAGGAACATCCATCGACCTATATCCCAGTAATGAGGGCTTACTCCGTTATTCTCGTTGGGGTTACAGTCACTATTAAGGTGAGCAACTGTGACGAAGACCCTAACTGCGAGATTGAGGGCGGAGTTCACGGCGGTATACTCGATTCTTTCGAGGCTATCGACGAGGCGATGGAAGCACTTGACCTTGAACTGGACTTTCAAAGTCCGAGCTACATCGTCCCTGGCCTATACGACATCTAGGTGGCGGTTACACTCGTCAAAGGGTATAATAGTTACAAAGATATTTCTAATAAATGAGTAATACTACTCGAAAGGAGTGTATGAAGGAAATCGTACTAACGCAAGGGAAAGTAACTAAGGTTTCTGACTGCGACTACGAGGCGGTCTCATCGTTCGGAAAGTGGCAGTTTGGAAGATATGCCCATTGTTCCCGTCGGGTCAATGGTAAGCAACGGTCTGTCTCGATGCACAGGTTCTTAATGAACCCTCCCGAAGGAAAGATGGTAGACCATATCAACGGAGATAGTCTAGACAACCGTCGTGAGAACCTAAGGATCTGCGACAGTAGTGAGAACGCCGCCAATATGTCTCCTCGCATAGGACTCACCTCGGTTTACAAGGGTGTAAGCTGGGATAAGTCTAAGGGGAAGTGGAAAGCAGACATTCGGTGCAGAGACAAGAAACTCTCCCTTGGCAGGTTCTCCTCTGAGGTAGATGCCGCTAAAGTCTATAACAGTAAGGCAAAAGAGCTTTTCGGGGAGTTTGCAAGACTCAACGATGTGTAATCTCGTCATTGAGGGGAGTGCGTTCCTTTGCGAAAAGGGAATAAGAAGCGGTATCGTCAACCCAAGCCACAGATGTCGCAAAAGCGGAGTAGCAAACACCACTTTTTTCATCCTCGGAAGCTCTACTCTGAGGGTGAGAACATCATCCTCTGGATTTCAGGGGAGTTGCACCGCAGGTACAACACTCACTTTGACCGCAACTGTCGCAAGAACGCTCATAACCGTGAGTGCCACTACAGCATCTGCCTCTTTGCGAGCATCTGCTGCTATCACAAGTCGGAGGTCGAGTACGGGAGAAGGTTGTTCTGATGAACCACCCGATGTGTCAGATGTGCTGGAAACTCCGCAACGAGCGGTACAAGAACTGTCCCGGCTACTGCAAGGCACTATTCGGCTACGAGGGGGAGACGATGGAAGAGCATCCGTGTCATCACTGCAACAAGGATCGTACGTGTGGGGGAACCTGTCCGAAGTTTCGAATGTGGATGGCTCTCCTGGCGGGAAAGGCCGCCATCGCCGTTAACAAGGCTGCTGCCGAGTCAGCCGAGGCGATCAAGGCACGGCGACCTTCAGAACCTTGAGTCGAAGACCTCGGCTTGAGATAGGGGGCGGTTGGTGATCCCAGCCGCTCCCAACTATTTTCTTATTGACTCGTATGCTAGACCCGCCTAAAATGATTTTATGGAAAGTAAGATATGCACAAAATGCCTTAATAAGAAACCATTGTCAGGTTTCTACCTACACCCAGAGACAGCAGATAAACACTTCAGCTCTTGCAAGGAGTGTGTGAGAAAGAGTAGTGCTAAGTATAGTAAATCAGAGAAGGGAAGGGAGGCGATTAAGGGTAGATGTAACAATCCAAAGTGGCGTACTTATTACAAACAGTGGCAGAAAAAAGATCGCATTAAAAACCCTGGTAGGATACACGCTTACAACACAGTGCGACTTGGGCTAGGTAGTGGTAAACTGACAAAGATGCCGTGCGAAGTATGTGGTAACCTCAATGTAGAAGCCCATCACGATGATTACTTAAAACCATTAGATGTCAGGTGGCTTTGTAAGAAGCACCATAGTGAAATCAGGAAGGTATCCTTTTAGGCCGAAATGAGACCGCTAGAAGCAAAACTAACGATCTCCGCATAGCTTAAAAAGAAAGATAAGATTAAGTACATCAAGTGGCTGATTTTCATCCTTTTACTGCTAATCCTCCTGTTATTCTGGCCGAGACTCGCAAGTTCCGACAAAGACCCAAATCCTAAAGTTCTAAAATCAATCAATTCTCTTATAATTGTAGAGAAAAAAGAACAATTAAAATTCCCTCTAGGAAGCCCCACAGCACCACCGGACCCCGTTATAGTACAAACTCCCACCTACAACATAAAAACGCCACCAGGGGCCGTTGTAGTGCCTTCAGGGGACTGTGCAACGTGGATGTCCCAAGCGGGTATCTCTGATCCTTCTAATGCGATAATTCTCATAAACAGAGAGTCGGGTTGTCGCTGGAACGCCTCGAACCCTAGCGGGGCTTATGGCATCCCGCAATCGTTGCCTGGAAGCAAAATGGCCTCAGCCGGTGATGACTGGGTCACTAATCCTGTAACTCAATTACGCTGGATGCAGGGTTACGTTATGGCACGGTACGGAAGTTGGGCGAACGCCGTCGAACACTCTTATAACTGTGGTTGGTATTAGGTGAGAACTATAATCATCTACCTAATATGGTTTTGCTCGTTAAGACTTTTCTGGCCGGTTATTTTTCATCGCTGATTTGCAGAATAGAATAACAGAGGCATCGTCTTTACCTATTATGGGGGTGTTAGCTTGAATGGTTAGTAAGTCCCACGCTTTTTGCCCGAACTTCCCTATATACCATTCTTCAACAAACTTATTGCCTTCATCGTGGAACATTTTATGACAAGATTTGCATCCTGCCAGAGTATTTTTCCTATCAAAACGGGTAGATTCTTTCCTGCGTCCTTTTATATGAACGCAATCCATATATGAAATATCAAGTGAACCATCCTCCTTGTGGCGTTCTTGGGGGGTACATCTAACGCCGATCTCGCACTTACGAGCTTCGGTTCTTACATACTTGCTCCAAGCGGTGTCTGCCGGACGGGGCTTTATACTATTCCAGCCCATTATTTCTCCTTTATGTCATTGGTTAGTATCTCTAAGACATCATCTATGGGTATCAGTTTCTTGAGATATTTTTTCTTGAAACTGTCAGTTAGCACGGTTCCAGTTGTTGGGTAGAAGGTCGGTATCTTATCTATCTTCTCCACCAACTCCTCTTCCCATCGTGCTCGTTCTATTAACTTGGTATCCTTAATAATTCTGTTAGTGTAGGCGGCTACATCCGTTATTCTGGGATACTCCTTATCTTGCCTCGCTAGAGCTTCCTGAACTGCTTGGGCTAGGATTTCTGTGACTGCTTCTACGCAAAGGTTCTGTAAATCTCTTTCTCTTATGTCGCAACTCCAACTACCATCTGGCATCAAAACTTTCTTTTCAGATAATACGAACCACTTTCCAGAAACTACTGCTTCTGTCATATTTCTTGTTGCTATACTTATCTCTTTATCTAAGCCCGACTCGGTTTTCATTTCACTCCTTTCAGCACATAAGTTGCCCCATCAATCACAATCTCAGTTGGGTTAGTTGCGACTTCCACATCTATACCAGTTATGAATTTGAAGATGTCTTTGTTGAAATGCGGTAGGCCAAGGAACTTCTGCTTATCACTCTTTGAAAGGTCTGCCCAGACATTTGCCCACGCTTCTTCGTAAGAATATATTTTTAGATATCCGCCCATAGTTTCCCAACCGCTAACATCTTTTTTCTCCTTAGCGGTCATATCGTCTTTTTCTACCCATTTTGTGATACCGAGGTTAAACGAAGGCAAAGAACTTTTGGCTTTCTGAACTTCATATTTTGTGCAATCAACATTGAATATGCGATTGTTCTTTTGGTAGCCCTCACCTTTAGGCTCGTATTTCCCATCACCAAGACAAAATAGCATATTCTCACTCATACGGAGACCTTTGCAGGAATAGCAGTAATTGCAGGAATTGCAGGAATTGCAGGAATTGCAGTAATCGCAGGAATAGCAGGAATCGCAGGAATGGCAGGAATTGCAGGAATTGCAGGAATTGCAGTAATCGCAGTAATAGCAGGAATTGCAGGAATCGCAGGAATCGCAGTAATCGCAGGAATAGCAGGAATTGCAGTAATCGCAGTAATAGCAGGAATTGCAGGAATCGCAGGAATCGCAGTAATCGCAGGAATAGCAGGAATCGCAGGAATGGCAGGAATTGCAGGAATTGCAGGAATTGCAGTAATCGCAGTAATAGCAGGAATTGCAGGAATCGCAGGAATCGCAGGAATCGCAGTAACTGCAGGAATTGCAGTTTGTTAAGTTTTTATTGTTGTCACTCATCGTAGTCCTCCTTTTTTAATTTCTAAGCCCGACTCGGTTGATTTAGCCTTACCTTTTTTCTCTGCTTCTATTCTATAAGATGCTTTACTCATAACGCCAACCTTTCTTGTTTAATCTTCTTCTCCGGCTCGACCTTAAAAGCCTCATCCAACATCTCCAAGTTCGCTTCTTCGTCGATCCCGCCGATACTCGTAGCTAGGTCTTTCATCGGGATCAGTCTTAACACTACGTTCCCACCTACGACCTGAGTAGGATATTTTAACGCCTTCGCAGTTTTGATGAAGAACGGATCTGGGTAGGTTCGGGTTCCGTCTTTTCGGGTATATGTCAAATCTATTTGGAGGTTAGGTTCCGTCATCCGGTATTCCGCTATACCAACTACTCTTTCCTTGGCGTTCCCCTCCCAGCGTGGAGCTTTAATCTCAACCCTTGCTAATCTCATTTTTCTTCTTCGCTCCTCTCTTGCCTATTACTGAGGCATAACTTTCGCCATACCATCGTTTTTTAGTGGCCATACCTTTTTTACGGTCTGACTTGTCGGAACCACGTTTGCCTAACTCTTTGTAATAGTTCTGATTACCAGTTTTTATTCGTAGGTCTACTCCCATACTCATCCTTTCGTAATATCTCGCTTGTGGGCATTTTAATTGATGTTTTTTGACTTCGGCTTTTGTACCGGCGAAACCGCAACAGCAGATTACTTCCACCACTGCCACCGTTTCTTGTAGGGCTTCAAGACTTCCCAGATACCTTTAGGCTTACGGATGATTTTGTAGGTTACGGTATTGCAGTTATTGGACATCGCATAGGTCACCTGGATTGGTGGCGGTATTATTTCCATCTAGTCCTCCAACTCTCTAAGACGCTCACGCTCTTTTTCAATCTCGGTGGATCGCCACAAATCATACCACGCATTAAACTTCGCTGGTTTACCGCCCTCTTTCTCAAACCGAACGTACTTGATGTTTCTTAACTGTTCACTTAGTGACTTAGCCTCTTTGTCTTTTACTGGCTCATCGGGGACTTTCACATCCGCCAACGCCTCAACGCTCTCCGAGAATAGAAACCAACCCGCCTTTTGCGAGAGTTGAAACAAAACGGTCATTTCTTCTGCCCCTAGCTCTTGGACATCCACCACAAAGCTAATCGTGTTGTCTACTTTGACTTTAGGCGACTTTATAACTGCGGGGACTATTAGGACTTTAGAATCTCTCATAATGCTCCTCAAAAAGGGATTTGGTCGAACTCACCATCATAATCCCCACCTCCATTTAATTCTACATCTGCTAGTGGCCCAGTCTCGGTAACATCGTAATAATATCTGATGTCTTTACCAGTTTTACCATTAGACTTTACAAGGAATGTCTTACCATTTAAGTCAGCGACTCCATCTTTAAAGACAGCTTCCAAAAGCGACCCTACCTGTCCAATGCCTAAATCTAATTTCCCTTTATCAGTCTCGATCTCATACTTTTTAGAATAGCCTTGCTGGGGTTTGTCCGAGGTCATATACTTCTCTGAAACATCATCCCACTTCTGAAACTTTATACCACCTACCTTTTGGACACTAAAGGTAGAACCGACAAGTTTTCCTAGTGATGTGTAATCCATTACTTTATCTCCTCTAGGCTCTTTCTGATCTGGTCTCTTTCAGCCATTGTGATAATTATGTTAAGAGTTATCTCTGCTATCGCTCTGTTTTCTCGTTTGACATAACCCATCATTTCCGATTTGTATCCTTCAATCTCGTTCATTCTTTTGCCCTCGTATTAGGTTTTAGTGTTGCTTTGTATTCATCTGATCTTTTATACTCTTTTTTCTTCTCGTTGATCGCCATCTTCTGCCCTACTGTTAAAAGCTCATATTCGTCCAGCATCATTGATTTACCCTTCAAGGTATCCTCAAGTAGCTGTTTCAGTCTTTCGGAGCTTATATGGCCTTCCTCGTCTCTCATAGAGGCAACCTTACGCATGTCTCGCTCGACATCGGTCATCGCCAAGGCGAATAATTGTTCGGAGAACTCTTGGGCTTCGGCTATCGAGATGTCAGCTGGTAGCTCGATGTTGCGGGAGCAGAAATAGTCCTCTGAAGTGTAATTTCCAAGGTTTACCTTGCGTGAGTAGCTTCGGCTAATTGTCATTTTTTGTTCTGTCATCTAGTCCTCCAAAAATACCATCTTTTTTTGCTCTTAGTTCCATCAACTGTTCTTCTATGTGGAAAACCATTCGATCAACTGCGGCTTCCCACGCCACCAATGCTCTGTAATATTCTTTCTCTGCTTCTGACTTTTTCATTCAGACCTCCGATCCGCTACTTCGTCTAATACTTCGGCTAATTTATCGTCGTACCATTCGTCTATGGTTTTTAGTTTCATTGTGGTACAGACACAACCGTCATCTTCGGAATTGTGGCAATCGTGGTCGTTCATCATTTCGTTGAAGTCCTCGACATATTCCTCGTAAGCTTCAATTTCTTGGTCGGTGTAGAGTTCTTTACCGGCATCATCTATCTCAGTCATTTTAGATCCAGTGGAGTTTTGCAGTCCTCTTGTTTGCCATAAGTAGCACAAACATTTTTATTGTATTCATTCAATCGACCTACCGACAACCAAACTGCTAGAGCCATCATCGCCAAGACGACAAGACAAAGGAGAGCTATCACGGCTTTATATCCGTCAGTCTCTTTCGGTTGTAGTCTTGTGGGGACATTTTTTGCTAACATTTCGACCTCCAGTTTCTTAATGCTAGACATATTGTATCATACCGCCACAACCGATGCAATACTTTTGTTTCAGGCACAAATAACGACTTATGCACAACCAAAAAGACCGGCTTAGAACTAAACTGGAGGTGAAGTTTGTTTGCCGATCTTTTAACCGATTATACCAAATAACTGCTGGAAACGCAAAAGAGGCCGAAGCCTCTCTTAAGCGGAATACTAATTTGTAGTTTCTATCTGCGACCAGGGGGATAGTCGCAATTTGATTGTAAAACTATTTAGAGAAGCTTGTCAATAGGAAAGTCTTGTTTCCTAGCGTTTTTAGATTTGACCCAGTCTTGATCTTTTACCTTTTCGTAGACTTCTTGAGTCCTTTTGACAGTATAACTGGCGTGGCACTTTCCGCAATTAACCCGATACTCGTAAACATTCCCCATAACCGGACCATAACCCATATGTTTAGAATACTTTAAGTCTTCACTGCCACATTCTCTACAATTCATTACATCTTCTTCTTTTTAGCCATTTCTTTAACCTTGTCACCAAAGATTGAGCCGTGGTATTCTCTTTCTGGGTAAACCGTATCATTGTTTCTGGTAGACTCCCATCCGCACCGGCAATCTTCACCCTTACCGTGCCAGTGGCCCTTGTCGCATTTCCATTGTCCTTGCTTGGCCCGTTTCAAATCTTCTAAATCCTGTGGCGTAAAGACTCCAGTAATATCAACCGAGTTTAAGTATCGGCCATCAATTAAGACTGCCGCTTTTAATCCACCAACCCAATCTTCACCGAACCTTAACGCCTTTTCTTTATCGATCCAGATTTCAATTCCGTTTCTCATCAGAATACACATTTGCTCTTTTGCTAGTTCGTTAGTCATAGCTTTTACCAACCCTTTCTTTTGGCTGAAACTTTACTCGGCTCAGCCAGTTTAATAACCTTCTTCTAACCTCAAACGTTTTTTCTAATTGCCAATGTTCTTTCGTACCGGACTGATTCGGCTCAGTCCAGTATGAGGTAAACTTATCTATTTCGAGACGAGCTAACTTTTCGGGAACTTTCCTACTTATAAGGAATTGTATTATTCCCTCATACTTGGAATCTCTTTTAATAACCGACTCAAAGAATTGTTTGGTAGGTGCTACTGTCTTTTGTATAGTGTCTTTTGTAATAGTGTCTTTTGTATGTAGCTTTTTTGCTAACGCTGTATTAGCTTTTTTGCTACTACCTGTTAGCTCTTTTGCTACTGGGGTAGCTTTTTTGCTAACGATTGTCCAAGTGTGATAATCCTTGTTTAAAGACCAAACATTGCCCAACCCAGTAGCTTTTTTGCTAACGATATTTTTGTTGTGAAGCTTCTTTAATGCTCTTACAATAGAGGGTTTCTTCATTCCGGTCATACTGTAGAACTGACTAATTGAAATGCGATCTTCTTTTTTATTCCAGCCGTATGTTTTCCTTAATATAACCCAAAGCACCTGGTATTCTTCGCCACTAATTCTGTAATGGCAAAGTTGATCGACAATTTCATTTGCTAGGTCTAGGTGTCCATTCTCTTTTTGAGGATTAGCCACTATTTCTCCCTGATATATACAAACCCCCGCAGTGTGAGCCAATGTTGCCATTGATTGCTACGGGGGGTTGTTCGCTAATTAGCCTATAAAAAAATGGCACTTCTCTGACTCACAAGGAAATTATAGCATATAGTTTTCCACAATGCAAATACTTTGCAAGACCTTGCAAACTTTCTTATTGATTTTAGAGCCTAAAAGTGAGATAATGTTTACAACAAGGAGGAGACGATGATCAAGCTCTACCACGACAGAATCGCTCGACTAAACGACAATCACTACAAGAAGCCAGTCGTTTTCCTTAAAGCCGGTGCGTATATTTTGGAACGTGAAATCGAAGGACTTGGTTGGTTAGTGATTGACGATCCGATGAGTAAAAGATTTTCGATAATCAAATATTCTCAAGGCAGGGAGATCTAATGCTTTCGAAAGAATACAACCGCATCCTCACCGAAGTCTCTCTAGTCCAAAAAGGATTAGATGAAGTTATAAGCTCGGTAGATTTTAATAAGCTAACGGATCGGCAGGCGAAGAAGATAACTTGCCTTGCAGCGATTAACTGTTTACTAGGTCGGAACTTTGAATGAAAAAACCAGAATTTATCACCCCATCACTAGAAGATACCAGACGAAAACTATCTAAAATAGAGAATATCACGGATATTTTCACCAAAAAGGGCATAAAAAAGCTAAAAGTAGGCCAGATTCTCATTTTCAACAAGGATAATGACCGCATTGAATTAAAAATCACCAAGATAACTGATGATAAGGTGATGGCTAAAAGGGTAGTGACTTACCGAGAGGATGAGTTGGTAGTAACCGGCAAAAAAACAATATTCGGAAAAGCGAAAAGACAGACCCTAAAAGAATACGCGGAAGGAAACATCCCCGAAAAAGAAGTAGATAAAAGAGTCCAGTAAAAAAGCACCGGCGGCCACCAGTGCTTGTATCAATTACCGCTGATACATCGGTTAGACCACATTATACAGTATTAAGCAAGGAAATACAATGGCAGCACCAAAAGGAAATCAATTCGGGAAAGGTAGCACGACTTCTGGCCGGAAGTTAAAGTTCCAATCCGAAGAAGAACTCAAGAAGACAATAAATGCCTATTTCGATAATTGCGATCCTCATGTCGAAGATGTGACCGAGTGGGTGGAAGCTAGAAGCATTGATGGTACTTTAAAGAAAGACGAGAACGGTCAGAACTATTTAGTAGAGGTGACTCATAAGGTAAAGACTAAGCAAATTCCCTACACTATTACTGGCCTTGCCTTAGCTCTAGGGACAAGCAGACAAACGTTGGTTAACTACGAGAAGAAAGAAGCATTTTTTGACACTATAAAGGAAAGTAAGATTCGGTGTGAGCATTTTAATGAGCAGTTCCTATTCGGTGGTAATGTGACGGGAATCATCTTCAACCTTAAAAACAATTATAACTGGCAGGATAAAACAGAAGTAGATACTAACCTAAGACTGGGGGAATCACTTGACCCAAGACAAGCCGAGCAACTACTCCGAGCAAGAACAGAACGTAGCGATATTCAAAGAGATAGCGACTAACGGAACTTTTGCCGAATACTGCATCGCCGTTGACTCCTCCTACCAACTGGAGTGGTTTCATAACGAGATAGCCCGAAAGCTAGAATCAGGGTATCAAAGACTCAAAGCAGGTAAAGATGTAAGAATGATGATCTTCATGCCTCCGAGACACGGAAAATCAGATATGGCAACGCAGAAGTTCCCATCCTGGGTATTAGGCAAAGACCCTAAGACTCAAGTGATGGTTGCCTCCTACTCAGATGAACTCGCAACAGACTTTGGACAAAAGACTCGAGATATAATGCAATCGCCTGTTTATCAGGTGATGTTTGAATCCCGCCTAAGAGCTGACGCTAAAGCTCGTGGTAGGTGGATGACTCAAGGCAACGGAGGGTATACCGCAGTCGGGGTGGGTGGAGCTTTAACAGGCAGAGGGTTTAAGATAGGTATTATTGATGACCCATTTAAGAACAGAGAAGAAGCCGACTCCCCCACAGTCAGAGAATCAAGATACAAATGGTATCAGTCTACCTTTTCGACTCGTGAAGAAGGCAACTCAATGATAGTGTTTATCCTTACTCGTTGGCACGATGACGACCTAGCCGGTAGGGTTTTGAGAGACTCACGGGAGGCTAAGGCCAATGGTGAAGCCTATGATGAGTGGGATGTGATTGAATACAAGGCAATCGCTGACAGAGATTCAGACCATAGGAAAGAAGGTGAAGCGTTGTGGCCTGATAAGTTCTCGCTTGAGAAACTGCTAAAAAAGAAATCAGAGATGGGATCGTACGAGTTCTCGGCACTGTACCAACAAACCCCGACAGACAACGAGAACAGAAAGTTTAAGCAAGAGTGGTTTCAGTATCGAACCCTAGAAGAAGTCAGAGACAAGCAAACCTATAATGTAATGACGATTGACCCTAGAGGGGCGGATGACATTAAGCGAGGCAGTGACTACATCGGGATAACTGTCAACTTCGTGGACCGAGAAGGAAACTGGAACATTTTAAGCTACCGAATGAAGTTAAGCTCAACTCAGCTAATAGACTTAATTTTTAACTGGTGGCAGAAGTACAACCTACACAAGGTAGGGATTGAGGATAACCAGTTCACGCAAGGTCTAAAGATAAGCTGGGAAGAACAGTCGAGAGTCAGAGGAGTGTTCCCGTACATTGAACTTATAAAGCACGGGGGCGTTCAAAAGGAGCTGAGGATTGAGGCTCTAGTACCTAGGTATGAAAGAAACGGAATCTATCACTTAACAATCGGTGGAGCGAACCAATGCTTGGATTTAGAAGAAGAACTTGCTTTATTCCCGAAGGCTATCAACGACGATTCCTCGGACTCTTTAGCCTACCAAACTCAGATAGCAGTTAGACCGAACGAGAATAAGCGTAAAGTACCAACTAGCGTCCCGAATTTCATGGTGTCTTAATGGAAATCGCATACGGCAAACGAACCACAATCGTTCAAATGCCCAACGGAGATGAAAGGCAGACTTTAGAATCATTCTTTGATGGTGTTTTAAAGACTACCAAGACTGGGTACAGCATCTCGGTCAAGGTCAATGATAAATCGCAAGTCTTAGCTGAGATACTAAAGGCTTTAGAGTTAATCACATCGAAGCGATGCAACGATCTTGTTTTGAGGATTGAGGGTAGCAATGGCGAAATAAAGAAGATTTACAAGGAGTTTGTGGAGTCGTAAAGCGATTGTACTTTACCTAGTATTTGTGTTATAATCAGGACAATAATAAGGGATATGCCGCTCAGGGGTGGATTATCGAAAGGATAACCTTGGCTGTATATCTAGAAGCAACAGACCTAAAAGACTCATACTATGATGCCGAAAAGTGGACGAAAGATTGGCAGAAACCTTTTAATGAGTATGAAAGACTAGCCGGTAACAAACTTTCCAAATCTCTAGGAAAGAACATGCCGAAGGTTAATGACGGTTCTTTGGCTGCTTCTTTGATTGAAACTCCAATGAACGTCCTTCCGTCGATGCAGACAGGAAAATTCAGTTCGCTGACTAACAAGAACGCTTGGATTGGCGAGATTGCGAACATCATTTGGAAACAAAAGATTGTTCCGAACGCCAACACTCAAGCGTCTTTTTTTGATAAAGAACAAATCGCTTTGTACCGGGCTTTAAAGTATGGTGCTCAACCTCGATACAACTTCTTTGTGTCTAACGAGAACTACACCGGATCGGATTGGTCACTTCCTTATATCAAGAATGTCAAGCTTGAGCCAGGCAAATACTCGGTCGAAGATTCAGACTATCTATTCCTCGATATTTACTTTACGAAGTTACAATTAAGAAAACTTATTGATGCTCAAAAGGGTGGTGACTCGGCCAAATCAATCGCAAAAGCCAATAAAGCTGAAACTAAACTAGCTAAAAAGCAAAACCGCAATCCTAAGCTCCAACAAGTCGTTACTGAGGGCGGCTGGAACCTTAACTCTTTACAAGAGTTAGTCGATATGGCTTTGACCTCTAAAGAAATCGAAGAACAAAACATCAATGAACGTGATAAATCAGTTTACTCATCGGGGATAAAGACGACTGTTTGTTTCCAGCGTGGAGTTGGTGCTCCGTTTTATATGTTCTCGAAGAACCTCGAACCGACTGACCTTTTAAGAGAATGGACTAACCCTGATCCTACCGGCGACCTTCCGATAACGATGCAATACTGCTTTGAAGATTTAGAAAGTCCTTATGGAAAAGGACGCGTAGAGCTTGCTGGCCCAACTCAGAATGTTTTGGATTACATGACCCAAGCTCACGTTCTTGCTACTCAATTAGGACTACAACCACCTAAGAAACTATCGGGTCCGATTGATACCGCTAACTTAGGTTCGATTGTGAACGCTCCTGATGCCCTCTGGATGCTCGGTGGTTCTCAAATCGATGTCGTACAGCCTACCTCAGCGGTCTATACGCAATTCCCTGCTAACTTTGGGCTTTATAAGAGTCAGTTACAAGCCCTACAAGGTAGAACCGATGCCACTACTTTCATTTCGGCTGAATCTGGTTCTCCAGGCGTTTCAAAGACTGCACAAGGCGTTCAAGCCCAACAAGCCCAAACAAATTCTCAAGATAACTATTTAAGAAACAAAGCCGACAGTGCTTCGGCTAAAATGGCCACCAAGATGATGAATGTTCATATGGCCCAAATGCAAGGGGCGGACATTCTAACTGTTGCTGAAGACGATGCCACTAGACTTTTAGATGCTGGTTATTTCGACGATAACCCACAAACCGAAGAACCAAAGATGAACGAAATACCAATCCAATACGATGACCTAAAGGATACGTTTAACTTTGAATACGACCCACGACCAGAGTCAGACGAAGACGAAAAGAACCGTTGGCTTGAACTGATTGATATTATCTCCTCGAACCCTAACTTACTGCCTGCCTTACAAGCCGAAGGTTGGAACTTTGACTTAGGCGAAGCCTTAAAGCATGTTATCACTTCATCGGGTATAGGAGATTTAGACAAGGTTTTAGTTAAGGTTAGTTCCGATCAAGGTACTCAATCTACACAGGCTGCCACACAAGTTGATGCCGCTGGACAACCCGCTCCAACTCAAACACCTCCGACACCAGCCACGCCCGCTTCGACAAGTTTGCCAGTCAAAGCGTCAGTAAACTATAAAGACGCACCCGATGACATTAAGAGACAGATGGAAGCGGCTGACGGGTTCACTCCATCTCAACAGGTGGCCCCAGCGGCAGTAGATGCAAATGGTCAACCTACAAACGCACAAACTCAGCAATTCAGCCCTGAGACGGTTAAACAGGCGATGGATCACTATGGCGTAGACGAAAACACTGCAAATCTGATGCTTTCATCCGCTCAAGCAGGCTATAGTGAGCAACAGATACTAGATTGGTTAAACGGAAACGGAGGCCAAAATGGACAAGTTGCCTAATGTAGACGATTCCTCGATGTATACCGGCGTTGACCAGGAACCGAATGGTGTTTTCGGCAATGAAATCAAAGACGATGACACCCAAGAGAAGATTCGTGAACAAGATAGGGTAATTGCTGAAATCACTCCTAAAATTCAAGGAATCGTAGACATTATTGATAATGAGACACAAAGAGTGAATAGCATTTCGGAGTTGGGCGATCTAACTGTGGTCGCTCCCGAAGAGTTAAAAGTCAGAATGCTTGCAGTCAAAGAGTATGTTAGTTATTTAGGAGACTTAAAAACTAAATTCGTTATTGCGTTAAGTGAGGCGAAAAAGAAATGAGGGAAGATGGCTTGCAAGAAGAAAAAGAAGAAGTAGGTTTTGACATAGACTTAGACCAAGTACCAAAAGCGTCTAGTATACAAGATATGCACCAAGAGGGAAATTACCTAGTCGGAACTACAAACACAGGCACAAAGTTCAGACAACACATTCCCCAAGGTAAGATTCTAAACAAAGTTGATGGTCAGTACATTTTAGAAAACATAAGAGTAACTGCTCAGAAGGTATAAGCCTTCAAAGGAGTTCCCCTTATCTCCAGTCTCGTCCACTTTACGGATAGAGTTCGCAACTAATAGCAGAAGAAAAGGAGCAATTATGGCTGAGAAATCAACTGAGACCCCAGAAGTTGAAGAAACTAAAACTGATGAGGTCGATCCCAAGTCAGACCCAATACTTGAAGTGTTGACTGATACAGAGGGCGAGTCGAAAGACGAATCTGAATCGAAAGACGAAGATAAAGCCGATGAAACTGACAACGAAGTATCTGATGAGGAGACCAAGACCGAAGGTGAGCAAACTAAAAACGATGAGAAAGCTGACGAGGAGTCCATCGATCCAGCAGAAAATGCTCGAAGAAGGTACGAAGAAAGGCAAGCCGCTATTGCCGAGCGTAAAGCAAGCGTTGACCAAAGAGTCCAGGAGTATGTAAATGCTCCCTCAATCGATCAAACTGGTCAAGAGGTGGAAGTCACCGATGCTGAACGACGTATAAGAGCGATAGAAGCTGCCGAGTTCTCAAGAAAAGTCGAAAACAACGTGAATAAAGTTGTTTCAGAGTTTGAGAGAATTAAAACTGACCCCGAACTTGAGATGTTCGATGAAGATAGCGAAAACTTCAACAAAAAAGCCACTGACAAAGCCTTTAAGGAGTTTGTAAATGGTTATGAAGTATTCGACGATTACGGAAACTTAATCGAAGTCAAAGGTTCATTGTATCAACACTTAAAAGAGACTGCGGATTTACTCCAAGGTGCGGTCAAATCCGGCCAAATTAAACAGGTGAGAGATGGTCGTAAAATGAAAACAAATGCTGACGCAAAGCCAGCCGCCACACCGAAAGAAACCGAAAAAGACCCAATCATGGAGATTCTGAAGTCTCGCTAAAAAGGAAACAATATGGCACAGAATTATGGCTCAGCCTATCTGAAAGTCATCGATGAAAGAGTAACTCTTGAATCGAAAACAGCCGGACAGTTCGCCAACGACATTCGCCTAGATTTCAACGGTAAGAATTCCGTTACTATCTACAATATCAATACCGTTTCTGAAGTTGACTACACCCGATCTGGTGCAAACCGTTTTGGTGCGTTAGTTGAACTTGGAACCGGAACACAGACTCTGACCCTTTCGCAAGATAAAGCGTTCACTTACACCATTGACCGTGGTAACTACGAAGATTCCCAAATGGTTACTGAAGCCGCTGAATCTATTAAACGACAAATTCGTGAAGTTGCAGTACCAGCTATCGACACTTATAACTTAGGTGTTGCCGCTGCTTACGGTATTACTAACACCCAAGGTGTTGTTAGTGGAACCGCTGTTGCTTACAACACGATCCACTCGCTTATCTTGGCACAGCAAGCCGCTCTTTCAGAACTTAAGTACCCTGAAAACGACCGAACCCTTTGGATCAACCCAACAAACTACAATCTGTTGAAACGTGACCCTGAGTGGAACCTTGCTTGCGACACCTCAGTTGCTAATATGCAAAAAGGCATTGTCGGACAAGTTGATGGTTTGACCGTTGTTAAAGTACCTTCTTCGATGCTTACCAGCAAATTGGAGTTCATGATTACCTGTAAAGGTTCTTTGGTCCAAGTCAACAAGTTTGACTCGGTTCGAACTCTTGACCAGGTTCAAGGCATTGACGGATGGGTAGTTGAAGGACGACGTTACATGGATTGCTTCGTACTAGGTCAGAAGGGTACTGGAATCCGAGTCTACACTAAGGCTTAATAAGACCGCTTAAGAAGCGAGAAATGGAGACAGATGGCAAATGAAATAAACGGTGAAGGAAGACCCCTAAATAAACCAGGAGTCTACCGACACAAAGAAACAGGGGTAGAAGTAGAACTGGACGTAAACCCAGGCATTGGGACGCCCTTGATCGATGCCTACAAACAGGTCGGTTATGAATATGTAAGACCACTTGGTACTCCAGACGAAGAAGTAGTAACTAAGACAAAGGAAAAATAACATGGCAAACGATACAAGTACATCTCTCGACCGATACAATCGTGCTAAGTTGAGAATAGATACCAACAAGACTCTTGCCGCTGCTGACTCTGGAGTAGTTCAGATGGTCGCTGCTGATGGCATTACTCTTACGCTTCCAGCTTCCGCATCTATTGGTGCTGGATTCACTGTAGTCGTAGAGAACAATGGCGTAGCAAAGACTGGTGGAACAACTGGATCTGGTGACGATGCTTCTGCAGGAATCACGATTGCAATGGCTTCTGGTGATGGTATTACTGGTGCAGGATTCACAGCCGCTATTAACAAGGGAGCCGTAAATACTAAGGCTACCGCTAAAGTTGGTGACAAGATCGTCCTCGTAGCTTCTGGTGCTAATACCGCTGCTGCTTGGAATGCTCAAGAAGTCAAAGGAACCTGGGCTAGACAGGCCTAATTAGTTCAATTCTTATAGTCTCGGACTAACATCAAAACTTTGCCGAGCACTATAAATTGATATAGATGTAGGGGGTCTCTATGACCAAGTAGTCACTAAACTGACCAGAACTTGGCAGAGACCCCACGCATCAAATAAATTAAACCAATCTCGACACTCTGAGTTGAATGTTTATGCCTGAGTGCGTGGAGATTGAGAAAGAAAATATGAGAAACTTAACTAGAGGTCAAATAGCAGAAATTACTGCCGGGCTACGTCCGATGGCCGCATTAAAGACGTTCACATTCTCGAATATTACCGGATCTGGTGCATTAAATGATGTGATTCCACTTTTCAAGGTACAGGGAAACTGTCTTGTGTCTTTGAGAGGATATGTCGAGACGACTCTTGCCGGAACAAATGCCACGGTTATTCATGGTAAGGCGGGAGCAACTAACGACCTGATTACGATCCTAACCTGTACCAACTTAACCGCTGGCGGTGGGATTGACTCAACTGGGTTTGTAGCACGAGGGACAGCCCTTAACAAAACTCCACTAAAAGCCTACTTCGATGGCGATACAATCAATGTAACAGATGCAACTGCCGCAATAACAGCCGGTAAAATTAACTATGCTTGTGACTTCGTTCCTCTAACTGAGGGTGCGGAAGTCATAGCATTGTAAGGAGTAAGATGTTAAAGAAGTCAGGTTCCTTTGACGGAAAATCTAATAAGTTAGGGTTTGGTGGACGAAGTGCTCAAGTCGAGAGTGCGTTAGAGAAAAAAGGCTTACCACAAGCCGAAATCGGTGGGATTATCGGTAAACTGGCTAGAAAAGCAGGAACCGCCCCAGGTCAGCCTAATTTTCACGGTCATTCTTCTACCAAGATGTCGGGAAAAAACGCAGTCCACGGTCAAATGATGGGTAAATAATGAAAAATAGGGCAGATTTAAGGAAAGTGTTTGTCGACAAGGCCAATCAGGAGAAATCTACTGGCCTACTTTCTGAACAATCTGCCCTTCTTTCTGAGATAAGTGACCTCCAAGTCGAGACCTTTAATAAGTTAATCTTGTTTTTGGGTGGAAGAATATCGAAGACCGAAGTTGTGAATCAGTTAAAAGAAATCGGAACGCCGGATGTTCTTAAATTGCTCCCTAAGCTTGATAAAATAGACCAGAGTGTCATTGGTAGCAAAACGGATTTAAAACCCGTTATAGACGCTCTAAATGACCTTAAACAGGAATTTACACTAATCCCAGATAAGATGCCTGTCCCCGAATCACCAAAAGATACAGTTCAGATATCGAATCTCGATGAGATAAGACTTGATACTTCAGCAGTCGAAAGAGCAATTAAAGCGTTAAAGTTGGCGGTAAATGTCGATGCTCCGATCATAAATACCGAAAAAACTGATCTAGGACCACTTCAAAGCATAATGCTCGACCTGTTGAAGGCGATAAACAAGCAAAAACCAGTTGAAATTCCTCCATTCCCTGAAATTCCTAAGACTGACCTGAAAAGTGTTGAGAAAAAGCTAGACGAATCCAATAAACAGCTTGGAATTATTGCCGAAAAGAGATTTGGTGGTGGCGGTGGAGGTGGTGGGGTCGTATCTTATGTTGATTCGGCAGGTATAGCCAAGACGGTGGAACTCGTAGGTGGTAAAGTCCCAATGAGTATTGTCGGTGAAGGTATCGCTACCGAAGCCACTCTTGCTAAAACAGTAGGATTTGATGTCAATTCTAATATAACCACCGACCTCTCAACTCCTGGGGTAATAATTGAAACGGATGGAGTGAAAACATTAACCACGACTATTAGTGGAACAACTATAACGGAAGTTTGGAGTTAAGATGCTTACAAAAGTATATAATGTAAATCCTCAAGCAATCGTCACGGGTGGATTAAATCCGCTCGGTGCTTACAATAATGGAACTGCCTACGTAAAAGGCGACAATGTTTCGTATAATGGCTCATCTTATGTCGCAACTACTTCAACGACTGGAAACCTACCGACTGATACCTCCAAGTGGCAAGTAGTAGCCAATAAAGGGGCCACAGGCTCTACTGGGGCCACGGGTGCAACAGGTTCAACTGGGTCCGCTGGTGCTGCTGGAGTTGTCCAGTCTGTTAATGGTATATCCCAAGCCGCAGTTACTTTAGATACTTCAAATATAGCTGACTCAGCCGATAAGAGATACTGTACGGATGCCCAAAAGACCGTTATCGGGAATACCTCTGGGACTAACTCTGGCGATAACGCCACAAACTCTCAGTATTCTGGTCTAGCTGCATCTAAACAAGATGCTCTCGTTTCAGCTACCAATATAAAGACTATAAACTCAACTACTTTACTCGGAAGTGGTGATATTGCGATTACCCCATTAACTTTTGACGCAACTTCTCCTTCGACTCAAGCTTTCGGAGATGCGGCTGCTGTCGGGGCTGCTACTACCGCTGCTCGCCGAGACCATAAGCACGCTATGATGGCTGCACCGACCTCTGTAACAGGTAATGCAGGGACAGTCACCAATGCTACTCTTACCACTGCCTTAACAGTAAATACAGGGACGGTTACACTCACTGGTAATGTTGCTAACACCTCGGCTCTTACCCTAGGAGCAGGAGCGTCTTCTGTATCTGGTGCGAATACTGGTGACCAGACAACCTTACCTATCTCTGCTGCACCTACTACGCAAACAGCTCAGGGTGTGATAGTTTCAATGACTTACGGTGAATCAATCACACTAGGCGACCTTTTATACTTCAAGTCAGATGGGAAAGTTTATAAAGCAGATGCTACCTCTATCGCTACCGCTAAACTCCCTTGTATGGGACTAGCTCTCGCTACCGCTGCATCTGGTGCGAATAATGTTCTACTTATGGGAACCTATAAAGATTCAACCAAGTGGACTGGTGGGACAGTTCTAACAGTAGGTGGGATGTGTTATATGTCTACTGGTGGAGCGACTACACAAACTCAACCTGCTACGAGCGGTAACGTTATTCAAGTAGTCGGAGTTGCTATTGCTGCCGATGTAATAATGTTCAATCCAGTATTAACTTACATCACCCACGTTTAATGAGGACTTTTAACTATGTCTACTCTTAACTTACAACCAGACCCAACTGCTGGCTTAGATACAGAACTGAGGAGTACAGCTGCAAACAACAACTATGGCGTTGCTACGCAAATAAACGTTAGTTCTTTTAGGGCGGGTCTAATCCAGTTTGACCTATCTTCTATCCCAAGTAGTGCGACTATTACAAGTGCTACGTTATCCTTAAACAATGCAGCAACTGGTTTTACACAAAACGTCGCCATTCAAAGAATGTTAAAGAGTTGGACTGAGGGTATCCATAATAACGTAACTGCTACTACAGGGGAATCCACCTGGACATATCAGTCATATAACGGAACATCTTGGTCATCTGCTGGTGCTGCTGGTTCGGGTACAGATAGGGCATCAAGTAACTCTGATACTGGTAGTAAAACTGGAACATCTGGAACGTGGGAAACGTGGTCTGCGTCTGGAATTGTGTCTGATGTTCAAAATTGGGTTAATGGTTCTAACCCTAACTATGGATGGAGAATTATTGGTGATGGCTCATCATCTATCGTTTTTTGGACTTCTGACTATACTACCGATACTACTAAGAGGCCTAAATTGGCTGTAACTTACACTACTGCTTCTGGTCCCGCCAACATAGCGACAATTAACGGTCTTGCTGAGTCATCAGTAGGAACAGTAAACGGGTTAGCGATAGCATCAGTTGGTAGTTGGAATGGGCTGGCATAGATAAACCAATGATAGAGATTTAAGATGGGTAGCAATAGGAAGGTAATGGAAGTCAAGTTGTGTTTTTTGACAAAAAGTAGTATAATAGCGACTAGATCAGAAAGATTACCCTCATTGCAGGGATGTCCGGCTCACCTATAATAATAGGAGGCACTAAGATCGGTTAATTCCGTTTTGTGCCTCTTTTTTTGTTAGCGAGTTTGGCCAAAGATGACGACCGCTGTACCTTGAGGATTAAAACCGACACCCATCTCGTTGAATTGTTCATTTTCAATGGCTTCCCAATGTTCCGGCGACATTTTCCACTGTAAGAAAATATCCTCAGTAGAGGCACAACGACTTGAAGCAAGTATCTCTCCTACATAGGAGTACGACTGGGAAAAGTAGTAACTATTAACCAACTTAGCAAATCCAGCGTGATCGTCAAGTTCCATGGTTAAAGAGTTAGCTCGGTTCTGAGCGGTAGTATCTAAAAAAGAGTCTTCTTGAACCTTATTAGTCCTGACCGAGTTAATATCCTGAATCATTCCGTCCTTAGAAAACGAACAGTCTAACGGTTTCGACTGTGGGGCGTTTACAGTTGGTTTAATGGGTTTCTTTTGAGAAGTATACATAAGTACACCGGAAGTAAATATAGCGATACAGACGATTACAATAAGAAGTTTTTTGAACATAATTAAGGTTTAGCACAACCGATAAAAAAAGTCAATAGCAAAGTTAAGAAAGGACGAAAGATGGCAACACAATCAAATGGCGGTGACGCGGTTTATAATGACCAAAACGCGGCACAAGAAGTTCTAGCCAATGTCTTAAATGGTCAACCAGTATTAACACAATATGCCCCAAGTTATTCTGCCAATGGTTCCGGCGGAGTAAATTACTTTTTCGCTGGGATTCCTATTAATAGAGAACAGTACGCCACAATAACAGGGAACCAGGGTTCAAACAATGTTGGAGCAATCGAGAATGCGGCTAAATCTGCTAATAATACTAAAGCCAATGTAACTCCAACTCCAACCGTTACAGGTTCCGGTTCTTCTACCAACGTCGCTGGCGAACAAGCCGCTTATGACGACCAAATCAACACTCTAAACCAACTTTTAGGAACAGTTGCGAACCAACAAACCAACGGGATTGCTAATCTCCAAAACCAAGAAGATACCGCGATGCGAGGTTACGCCGATCAGAAGACCGCAAACGATAAAAGTAGACAGTCGGGCATTGATACGGTAAACCAAGGGGCTAATTCTTCCTATAATTCAATCCAAAGACTTCTTCAGGGTGCGAACGCTGGAAACTCAAGCGTAGGACGTGAACTTGCTCCTTACTTGATCTCAAAGGTCGCCGGTCAGCAACGAGCCGGAGTCGTTGATACTGCTGGAGCAAACCAAAAGTCGATCGAAGATGCTCAAAATAACGCTACTGCTTCTTTTGAAAACAACAAAAAGAGTTTCTTAGCTCAATTGCTTGAACAAGAACAAGGACTACAAGGACAGTTAAGTGCCGCTCAAGTCGCTAAACAAGTCGCGAATGGTTCGGGTTATCAGGCTGCTTCCGCTGCCGCTGCTGGAACTCGTGCCTCACAACAAGCCACTACTAACCAAATCAACTCTCTGCTTGGACAATATACCCCAACTGCTCCAACTCCTGCTCTTTCAACCTATCAAGTAGACAATGCTCAGGTAAACTCTCAAAATCAAGGACTTCCTGCCGAATCTTCCCTCTATTTATCACAACTCCTTAATAAAAAGAACTTACAAGGAAACCAAGGAACAGTAGGGGTAGTCTAAAAATAAAGGAAGGAGACTAACCCGATGTTTGACCTTGGACAATTTCTAAAACAAAAAGCACAACAAGCCGAACAAGCAGTCGGCGGTTTTGCGAACACCGCAGTCAAAGATGTTACCCAGCTTCCTGCTCAGCTTAGTGCTGCCGCCCAACCCATCGTCAAGCCAGTTACACAAGCGATTCAGAGTGCACCACAAGTGATTCAGAACTCGATGCCGAAACCAATACAACTTCCGCAAATGCCACAAGTTCCTCAGTTAAAAACTCCGAGCTTGCAAAACATCGGGAGTGCTTTGACTCAACCTAATATTAAACCAATTAAAAACGCAGTTCAGAACAATATCGTTAAGCCTGTCTCGAACTTCGTTCAAAACGATGTTGTAAAACCGTTTATGGCCAAGTACAACGCTCCGCAGAACCAACTCACCCCTCACTATTCTGAGGGTATGGGTCCAGAAGCAGATAAGGCTGTTACTAACCTGTTAACCTATCCATTAAAGGTTGTCAGACCGTTTGTGGCACCACAGGTTGCTTATGCTCCATCAACTACTAACGTAAAAACACTTCAAAGCAATACTAACAAGGTAGTCAACAACCCGAATAACCAAAACAACTGGAACGTCTTTACCCCTACCAAGGAACCAACCGTAGACATCGGTCAAGGAGCTTCTACTGTTGCTCAAATGACTGCTCTTGGTATGCCAGTTAACAGTCTAGCTGGATGGGCAACAAAGGCACTGGCGACTGGTGTAACATCTATTCCTAGTGGTCTCTTGGCTGTTAAACAACACGAAATCAATACTGGACAACCCGCCACCGCTATGGATTATATTAAAACAGGTGCTTTAAGTGGACTTTACGGAACTGGAGTGGGTGGCCTTGTTGGTGGTGCTCAATATCTTACCACCCCGACACCTATCAGCATTACTAACCAAAATGGTGGCACTTTCCACTTAACCCCAGAGAACATATCCGACCTTCAGACACATGGCTCGACGGGAGTGCCGACACTAGATGCTCTTTTAGATAAAATGAACATCAACGACCTGGTAGATGCGATCCATGGTAGTGGGATACACATCCCTGAGGGTGGAGTCACCATATCAGGAGAGGGAAGCACACCGCTACAGAGACTATTGGGTCAGGGCGAACCGACTACGCCGAAAATTTCTTTTAACAACCCGACTTCTGTAATCGAGGGAGAACAGGGAACTCCTATTTCTGGCTATCTAAATAGTACTAAGGGTGGTGGTGATATAGCTAAGATTGGTGCTGATATTGCCCAAGGAGCTCAAAACGCTGCCGAAAACGCTAAGGAGGGGATTGTTCCTACTATTGGAGCTAGTGCGATAAATTCAGTTACCCCATCAGTAGGGAAGGTAGATGCTACCTCATCCACGGTCCCGCTAAAAAGCACAACGCCAGTAAAATTCCAACCAGCAACGACCAACCAATTAGGGAAAGCAACTCCTTCTGGTCAAGAACAAGTTCCTTCTGTTTTGCAACCAAAAAACCCTGTAACGCCAGCCACGGGACAAGTAAAACCGTCCCAAATACAGCCAGCAGAAACACCCACACCAGAATTTTTGCAAAAGTCTCCATCTGGTTCTATTATATCACCTTTAGCAAGAGAAAATGGTTATGTCCCTACGAAAGAAAAAGAACAGAAGATAATAGATATGGCTAATTACTCGGCTGAAAACAAGTCAGAGATTAACAAAGGATTGGCAGACTGGATTGGTTCAAAGAAAAACGCTGAAATAACCGCCGCCCAGTTTGTTAAAGGAACTACCAAAGTCCCGAACAAGTTAAATTGGGACGTTATTAGAGGACTACAAGGGAAAACGGACATTAACCCTGACGCCGCCAAATATATACCCGAACAAAGAAGCAACTATGATAAGTTACTTGTAAAGTTAAACGAGTCTGGACTCTCAAAGACTGAAGTAAAGCACATCCAAAACTATGCTCTAGGCATGTGGAAAAATAACCCAACGGATATAAACGCTAGGATAGTTAAAGCTGGGATGGGTCAAAGAGTTCCTATGATGAACGGAAAGCGGATACCAGACTATGACACTGGAATGGAGTTGGGCCTAACACCAGCTGAGAAAAACGCCAATTCACTACAGGGTCAGTATGCTAAAAGAGTGGAAACGGCACTATCCAATAAGAACTTCTTTGATAACTTTGTTAAAAAGAACAACCTAGCAGTTCCTGCTTCGATAGGTTCAAAAGTACCAGGATTTAAGTCATACAATGTCCCTGGTTTCCCAAAGTCAGTCGCAGTGATTGGTGAAGGTAAGCAAGTAATTGGCAACTATTATGGTCCATCTGACTTCGTAGACAAGGTTGATAAGATTTTATCCCCTAAGGGTTATGGGACAATGGACACTATTCCCAAGAAGTTAGTATATGGTGCCGGCAAATCCGCTACAGGATTACAACATATTCTGTTCTCAGCTACTGGAATACCAGGAACACCTATCAACGCTTTTGGTCTTGCCGCTGTGGGACAAAAGGGCATACTCCAAGGAATGCCTATTAAAACCATAAAAGCACTCGGCATAGGGTCTGCTGGAGATCAAGCAACTATTAAGTGGTTGCAAGGAAGCGATGGTCAGGGTGGAACTCACTTAGATACCGTAAAGTATCTTCAGACTCACGATGTGCCTGTTAGTACGCCAATGGACATAAACCACGTAGTAGATCGGGGGATAATAAAGAACATTTTTGGGAATAGCGTATCTGAGGCGTGGGGAAAACTAACTTACGAACCTACTTTCAAGCGTGTGTTCCCGATAATGCAGGTCCAGATAGCCGAAGGAGAGTATGGTTTGGCTATAAAACAAGGTGATAGCGTTGAAGAAGCCCAAGCTAAGGCTGCTCAAGCAGTTAAAACGGCCTGGAGTACTGGATCACTCGTTAAAAAATCTTCAGAGTCACAACTTACCTCTAGTGGCAAAAGAGCATTGTTTTTTAGTCCAGAGTACCGACCCACAATGGTAGATTGGTGGGGCAAGGTATTGGGTTCTCCCATAAAGGCCGCTAAATCTACATTTACAGGTACACGTTCCCCAGGTAACACCAAGAACCTAATCGCACTTGGTACTATCGCATTAACAGCGTATCTGTATAATGAGGCGAACAAGAAAAATACGGGCCATAATATGTGGGAAAACCCATCGGGGTATCAGAACAAGGCGATATTCAAACTGCCTGGTGGAAAGAATGTGGCAGTCCCACTTCTCCCTACCCTCGCTACGGTTCCGACTATTATCCTTAACTCTGCCCTTGACCTAGCTAATGGTGATATTGCTGGTTTTGGTAGTCAAATGGCTGGTCTTGCATCACGACCAATTCAGATTGCCGCTCAAGTTGGTTCTAACCAAGACTTTTGGGGAGACCCGATATACCAAGGGAATGATTCAACTGCTACAAAGTACCTAAAAGCAGTAGGATACACCCTTAGTCAGATGGAACCAGCATCAGCACAGGTAGCGTCTAATCTAATGTCAGGAAAACTACCGTCAGAGATTGAATCGGTTCTTCACATTAAAGATCAACCTTGGTATCAAAACCTGACTCAAGAAGCAGGATCAACAGTTAAGTACCCAACCGATAAACAGTTAGGAACAGCTTACTATTACCAGTCTAGAAATAACGCTTACAACAAACTTGACTCTAACAACCAAGCAGCCTTCAACTCTATTTATCCTCAAACAAAAGATAACCAAGGGAACTACATTGTTCAACCAAGTGCTTGGGACACTATCGCTAAGTCAAGTACGATTCTTTCTCACCCCTCAGTCCTGGATGCTATTATTGCTATGAACCAAGAGCAAAAGTCCCACGGGTTGACGGTTGATCCTCTGTGGTCTCAGTCAAAAGACCAAATAACTAAAGTACTTCAGTATCAAGCTATGAGTGTCGATCCTAATGGGATACAGCATAAACAGTGGTACGCTGACAATAAATCATGGTACCAACCTTTAGCAGACTCTAGGTCTAAATATTTTGATTCTCTCCCACCTGCGGACCCAAACAAACCTCAACAACCAGTTGAGTACCCGAACCCAACGCCACAAGTACAAAGTCTACAAAACCAGTACTACTCGATGACCGACCCAACACAGAAGTTTAACTTTTTGAACTCACATCCTGAACTTCAAACTCAGTTTGATGCTCAGACTAAGTATGCTAACGATCTTTTGACCGCTAGAGGCGAAACGCCCTATAAGGACTACCCTAAAGCGACTCCACAGATGCAATCTTTCACGGATAGTTACTTGAATGCTGATAAGGCTACCAGAAAGTCTATTAGAAATTCTGACCCACAAAGTTACCAAAATATGATCGCCTACTTCGACTCAACCGACCTTTATAACATCGGTCATGAGGGAGCTGCTAGCCAGTTAGTCGGAAACCCCGACTCGACCTCAAAAGAGAACAAAGCTATTTCAAGTGTCGCTCAGGACATCTACCAGAATCCCGATGGGTCGTATTCAATAGTCCCTGCTGGGTGGATGCAAGGACTTTCCAATAGTGATGGAAACTTCTACTCAGGTTATGGGAGTTCTGGTGCATCAGGATATAAGACTGTGATGGACAAGGCCAACTCAGCCACTAACTCTACTTATAGTAAGTTAAGTTCATTGCTAGGTGGGACTAAAAAACCTAAGACATCTAAGGTATCATTAAAGAAGATGCCCGTTAAATCAACATTAAGTAAACTGATCGGAGCGAAAGTATGACAATTAACGCATTAATAAACAGAGCCTATCGAGCGTATCGAGGGAAAACTGCCGATAAAACTCCTGTATGGGGTGATGCCAAATCACTGGTCGCCCTTGATATAGCAAACCAAAAACAGTCCGAATGGGCAAAAGACTCAAATCAAACTTGGAACTCGTTATTCGGGATTCAAACCTTAACTCCGACTATTAGCACTTCATTATTCACTTATAACTTGCCAACGAACTTTGTCACTCCATCCGATTCGATGATTGTCACACTAACAACCGGAACTGTATTAGAAGTCCCTCTGACAAACCCACAGTCACGAGATCAAGGCAGTATGTATATTTACGGAAATAACCCGAAGATAGTAGCTTTTGGTGGAACGACGATTGATCCTACATATCAAGGTGGCACCATAAATGCCCCTGGTTATTATATGCCAGCAGATATGTCCCAGTCGACTGATGTAGTTTCCGTAGATGATCCTAACTGGCTGGTTTACGCAGTAGCTGCCGAACTTTCACGAAACGATCCAGCTAAAGAAGATCAGTTTGCTAATCTACTAGGAATGGCAAACGACCTATATGGAAAGATGATTGACGCAAACATCGCTTTAGGGAGTCCACAACAAATGACCGTACCAACTAACATCCCCCAAATAAGCCCAGGAATGGACGATGTTTGGGACGCACAAAGTTAAAATGTTTCAGCCAAAACCATCACCACGACAAAGAAAATCTATCAGTCTCGCACAAGGGACACCTTCTGAGGGTGGTTTTAAGGCTGGATACTTTAGCTATGTGATGGATTCAAGGATGCCGATTGACGCACTCTCAGACATGACTAACGTGACTTTAGACCAAGATAACCTACCTCGCCCTAGACCTTCTTTAGTCCTTTTTGGTGGTCAACCTCTAGGTACAGTCTTAGGGGTAGACACTTTCATTAAAATAGTAGCCGGTAAACCTGAGAAGTGGGATATTTCCATGCAGGTTATTGGTGGAGTAGGGAAAATTCACGTTAGAAAAGACGGTGGTACTTGGGTCGCCGCAACAGGGACTAACTCATACTCCCAAACCGCAACCGTAAACTTCTGCCAATCTGGTAATAGGGTCTTTATTTCAAACGCCTCAGACGCAATGAGTTACTACGATATAAATTTAGGTGCGGCGGTGACCTATGTTACCTTATCGACTCCCTCAGCTCCTACAGTGGTTCCTACAGGTCTTACAGGGACTAACTTTACCTACTACGTTAGAATTTCTGCTAACAACAATGTGGGTGAATCTATCGCCTCGATTCAAACTACTCAACAAGTCTCGACTGTAAGAGACCAATGGGTTCCGGCTTCAATGTATCTTACGATTTCTTGGAGTGCGGTTTCTAACGCTACTTCTTATAACATTTATATCGGGGATGTATCGGGAAGCGAGAACTATATCGCCTCAGTCTCAAGCAACACCTTAACCTTTAAAGATGATGGTAGCTTAATTCAGAATTCATTTAAACTCGCTCCGGCTGGGAACTCGACTGCTGGCCCAATACTCACGAGTATGTGGAACAACGCAGGGCAATTATACGGAGTAGGAGATATAAACAACCCTGACTACTTATGGTACGATGCTGGTTCTTCGGATGTAGGGGATTTCTCACCTTTCAATGGTGGTGGTAATGTCGGGATAAACTCAGGTGGTGACACCGTTCCTGTCGCAGTCAGAACCTTTAGAACAGGAAAAGGCGATTCCGTGGTTACAGTTTTGTCTCGTGGCGTAGCCGGAGTCGGGAAGATGCACCAAGTTTCTTTCTCAACTGCTACTTTAGGAGGCGAAACTATCCCAATTCCTAACGTAATCGAAGCTAACGGACAGGCAGGGACAGTTTCCTCAAGAGCAGTCTTACAAGCAAATAACTCTCTGTGGTATCCGACCGGACAAGATTTTAAATCTACCGGAACAGCGATAAATATTCAGAATATTCTCTCGACTACCTCGGTTTCAGCGAATATTATGCCCGATGTCAAAAAGTTAAACCTATCGGCAATGTCGGGTGCTTGCGGGCTTGTTTATCAGAACGTCTTATACTGGGCACTGCCTGTCGGAGCGACCTCAAATAATCAGATTTGGGTTAAAGACTTAAATCGTAACGGCGTTTGGATTATGCCTTGGACTATTTCCGCTAAATTTATGTGGCTTTCGGAAGATAACACTACTGGTGAAATTTCGCACTGTGTTTACGATGGTACGAACATCCTAAAGTTCTCCCGATCAGTAATGACCCAAGACAACGGGGTGGCCTTTAAGACTCGTGTCGCATCAGGTGGTCTTACTTGGGCTGATAATGGGATGACGATGGCTTCAATCCAGAACCAATTATTCAAACTCTTACAACCTTCGGGGACGATAAATATAATGTCATCGGGACTCGACGAGGACGGTGCAGTCCAAACCCTAGCTTCCACCACTTTCACTCAAACCGCTTCTCCGACCGGTTGGGGGCAAATAACCTTCTCCGATGGTTCAAGTCCGTCTGTATGGTCAGGTGATGTTGGGGTTATAAACTTCACCTCTAAGGCAGTTAATGTAGTTACGAATGAAATAGACGAAACCTTAAATCAGTTAGAATGGGAGATTAAAACAGATACAGTCGGATGTGATTATTATTTAAGCTCGGTTTTGACCACGGGAGTGGAAGTGCCGAATTCGTACTTCGGTAGTTAAAAGAAAGGACTAAAATGGCAGCATCAACGTCGGATAAATTCAAACATGTAGGAGTCAACACGGTAACGACTCTTTCGTCTCCAGGGAAAGCAATGGGGGCAACTTCGATTAACGTCGGTTCCACTACCAACTTTCCCTCTGATACAGGGATTATAATTGCAATTCGGCAAGTAAATACCTCAGGGAACCTAGTAGCTGGGACTTATACGGAGTGGTCAGCCACCGTTTCGTCAGGTACTTCGTTTGCAATTGTAGCCACCCCAGTAGCCGGTTCAGATCAGGTTTATGCCGCAGGTTCAACGACTCAAGTATTTTTACCAGCATCAGCATCGCAACAAAACTCTTTAATTGATGGGGTCCTCACCTCACTGAATCAAGATGGGACAGTTAAGGCGGGTGTGGTTGGAACCTCTGCTCTAGCTGATGGTTCGGTAACCTCCGCAAAAATGGCCGGAGTATCTTCGGCTTGGGTAGTTTCTCCAACTTTAACTTTTGCTTCCGCTACCGACTCTCCAACATTCACAGCAACCGCAGTTGGAGACTACACTACAGGGTTATATCCTGGTGTCCGCGTCAAAGCCGATCAAACCCAAGCTATCCAAAACTACTGGTCATT